AAATGCAAATTACCGGAAGCAAATACCAAACCATTCAAAGAAAAGTGGGTAAGGGACCATTGGGAAAGTTTTAGTATTTGTAGAGATAAAAAATATAAAAAAACATTTCAAACCTATTGGTGTATCGACCAGAATCGTAATGGTTTTGATTGGTCAAACTGGTCGCATTATGCAGATGAATTAATCTCAAAAAGATTTTGTGAGCAACATTCTAAAAACTTTATTTGTAATATGGATTATAAAAAAGAATCTGCGAAATTATGTTATTATGATAATGCAAATGGTTTATGGAAACAAGACCCAAAAACAGGTATTGGTAAATCACAAATATTTAGATTATTGCAAACAGACGAAATGGAGTATTGGTATAAAATTATGAAAGAAGAGATTGAACAAATGCCGGAAGTTACAGAAAAAGAATGTGAATTAAAATTAATGGCGAAGCATCTAATTATCAAAACTCGACAAAACTTTTACTCACCGGGTAACTGGATAAATGGAACTATTAAAAGTATATATAATAGTTTGTTATATGATTTAAAACTCAAAAAAGATATTAAATTTAATTTGATGCCGAAATCTAAAAGATATTTTCAATTCAAAAATGGAGCATATAATCTTAAAACTGGGGTTCTGGAAAAGAGAACTCGAGATATGTATGTTACGAGAGAAGGTATATTAAATTATGATTATAACGATGGTGATTATAGCGAAGAACTTGAAAAAATACAAAAAATGATGGAAATGATACACCCAGACCCTATAATGCTCGAAGCATTTAAAATGTGGCGAGGATATACTCTTACAGGAGAAACCAGTAAGCAAATATTCTTTATATTTCTTGGTCCAACGGCAGGAAATGGAAAATCCACTATATGCGAAATATTTAGAGATTGTTTTCCATGTTATGTAACAGAAGTAGGTAACGACTGCGTTGATGATACGGCAAAAAATGATAAATCACTTTCCGCATTAGTTAATAAACCATATAGATTACTTTATATCGAAGAAGCAAAGGTTTTTGGTTTAAAAATTAAAAAAATTGTAGGTCAAAAAGTTACAAAAGTAAAACCTTTATTTATGGAAGAAATTGATTTGCCTATTACTTTTAAATTAGAAATGGCGACAAATGGAGGAATTGACGGAAAAACAGACGAAGGCGTTAAAAGAAGAGGTAGAATGATGTATTTTAAAAGTCAATTCGTAGATGATGAAGATGATGTTGATGAAGAAAATAATATATATTTGAAAGACCCAGATATTGTATCATCTTTTGGAGCAAGTGATAGAATGAAAATTGCATTATTTCAATATTTTGCTCCTTATGCTAAATTATTTTATGAAGGTAAATTTTACTTACCAGAACAAGTAAAAAATGATTTTGCAGATGATGCGAAAGAAAATGATGAATGGGAAGGTTTTATGGAACAATTTGAACATGCGGAAGATGAAGATATTCCAAAAAAAGATATGTTGCAATATATTTATAATCATTTTGGAGATGGAACAGAAAAAGGAACATCTAATAATTATACGAGAACGTCAAAATGGAAAACGGAATTTCAACGAAGAAAATATGAATATGATAGTCAAGATAGAATTGGTGGAAAAAGAGGAGTATTTAAAAATATTAAAAGTTTAGACATCTAAATAAGTTTAGACACAAGTTTAGACACACTGGTGTGTCTGTAGTTTTCTTACCATAAAGGTAAGGAATATGTATATAATATATATAATATACTCTTAATATGTCTAAATGTCTAAATGTCTAAACTTTTTTAATAATGAAATAACTCTATAATCCAATATCTCTATCCCAAGGAAAACATGAGCAAACTTGATTGCCTTTTAGACATTTAGACATTTAGACCTCGATTTGAATTATAAGTAGAAGAATAAATATTGATTTTTTATACAGATTACACACTAATATATGCAAAATATCATATTTAATAAATTATAAGTATGATATTCTAATTTAGACACCAGGAATTTCCGATTCTTTTCCCATTTGTTTTTCTATTTTTTCCTCTACATTATCAAGCAAACATTTAGAACCTTTTATTAAGCAAAGCAGACCTTGTAGTAGTCCATTTGATTTACCTTTTAAAAGAGGCATGATTTCACTGGAAATAAATAATCCTGCTAAAATAAAGGTAGAATATTCCCATTCTACACCAACTTGGGTTGCTGTTATTGTTGAATTCATCATATATACTTATAAAATATATTATTTTTTTTTAGTGGAAGATGATTTTAAATCGTTCCCAAAGATATCTAAAGGAGTAGGCATCTTTTCTGGTTTCATTTTAGTAACATCTAATAAGTTTCTTGGTTTTCGAACCTTTTTCTGTTTTAGATTTGATTTGCGAAATGAATTAAAAATATGAGGCATTATAATATTTGGAGAGAAATTTATTATATTTAGAATATATAAATGAGTTTAATAGTTCTTAACAGCAAAGGAAGCGACCCTGAAGATTTTTCAAATTTTATAACGGAGCAGATTAAATTTCCGGCAAATGCAGAAGTATGTTTAGTAAGTTCGCATATAAATCGTAAGATGATGATAGAGAAAGAAGTTAGATTAGAAGCAGGTGCAAATACTCTTGGATTTCAGTTTGGAAGTGGAAAATTAGATGCATTAAGACCAACAACCGGATATACTCCACATTCTTCATCATCATGGGAAATAGGAGAAAGTGATAATCATTTTCCAGTAATTATTAAAGAGGCAGAAATATCTACATTGGCGAATGCTTTTATGAATGAAGCAGAATATCAACCAATTTCACCACTTGTAGGAGGGTGGGCAAGTGTTGTCGATGCAGGTGGGCAATTTACATTTGTTAATACATTAAAAATACCCGATAGACCATCAAGTGCAGGTGATACAACAATCGATGATATATTAATTCAACCAGGAAGCAATCAAATTTCTGGAGGAGGTATTAATGATATCGATATATTACCAGGAAATGCAAGTGTTGCACAACCAGCAGGAGCATTATATGCTGGTTGGGTAGGTTGTAAAGGAACAAATGGAAGTGGAGCAACTGCTTTTGTTGATAATGAACCGGTGTGGAATACGGATACTGGAGGTAGAGTAGGAACATTTACGCCTTTAGCAGGTGCTGGAACTTGTATTGACGGCGGAGGTTGGACTTGGGGATTTGAAGTTAAAGGAACGCAAAAAGATATGTTAGGATTAAGAGGAGGTATATTTAGTAATGCTCAATTTAGCGGTCAAACAGCACAAAATCAAAGTGCCGTTTTAAGTAAAATAACTGGAGGAACTGATTTTTGTTTATGGTGGGAAATTTCTCGAGCAGATAATGCATCAGGTAGAATCACAGCAAACTTTTATGCTCGACAACCAAAAGGACCGGGAGATAAAGGGTCACAACAGGACGATGCTATTTTATGGGGTTCAATAGATTTAGGACCAAGCGTTGAAGGTGTCCGTCTTGGTATGCGACCAGTTCAGATTAATTCTGGAGGTTTAGATAGATATTGTATCGAAGGTTTTGCAGGAAGAGGAAATAATGCTTCGAATGCATGGGACGCAGTCCCAGTTGCAGTAGCAGAAAACGGAACAGATGGACATATTGTTATTACAGACCCAGCAACGCCCGGTGCTGGATACCAGTTTGATTTATATAGACATTTACCTTTAAGAATGGGTTGTGTTACTCAAGTAGAAGATAATGCTATTTTAATGAATGCTGTTCATCATAAAAGAACAACTCATGTTAATATGGTTGCTGGTTCGATTGCTACAAGTCCTAATTTTACATTTTGTTTAGGTGATATTACCCCTACAGAACAAACAGCAGAAAAATTTGATGCTGGATTAAGACAAACATTAAGAAAATCGACAATAGGTCAAACATTGGGATATACCAGCAATTTTCTTACAGAAACGGCAACAAATATGGCGTTACCTGCAGGTGTTCCCGCAGAATTAACACTTGGTGTTGCATTTCCATTAGCAAAATCATTGGTAGTATGCTGTCCTGATTTACCAATTACTGGATTTTATGGTAATAGTGCAGGAGAATTAAATGCCGGAACTCTTAATTTGAATTCTGGCGGAAATGCTGGGGCAATATTAGGTGTAATACCATTTGGAAATAAACCTTTGGTTGCTATGGGGCATGATAGAGGAGAGTTTTTTAGTTCCCCAATGGAAAATTATATAAAATTAAATAATCCAGCAAGTTTTTCTTTATCGTCTTTACGCTGTAAAATTACAGATGCTCTTGGACAAAAACCAAATCTTCTTGACCCTAATACAACAATTACTCTTAAAATTAAATCAAGGGATTTACAAAGACAAGGAGGAAATCCATCAATATTTTAGATTTTTTATACAAAATAAAATATAAATATAGATATATAAGATGTCGAAAAATAGATTACCCCAAATTAAAGACCCATTAAAAGATATTACTGATTTAACTATAAAACCAGTAGAAAATATGCAAGAAGATACTAATAGACGAATAGATGAAGACGAAGAAATACTCGAACCACAGGAAAATGTCGATAAAAGCGATGTTTTTTCGAAATTTAAAAAAGAAAATGTAAAATTGGAAACAAAAGATATCATGGAAAATAATACTGATTTAGATATTCCAGAAGATAAAAAACGAGGACAAAGAGGAAAAGACAAAGCAAAAAGAAAAAAAAAGATATTAACCGCAAGTCAATTAGCAGGGTTAGCAAGAGGAAGAGAAAAATCAAAAGCAACAAGAGCAAAGAATAAAATACTACGAGCAAATAGCAAAGTGAAATATAATCAAGTAAAAGAGATGCCTGCACCAGTTAAAAATGAAAAATTAGATTATGATACTTTTAGTAACTATATGGACCAATACGAAGAAAAAAGAAAGAAAAAACATAGCACTACAAGACAACCTCACCCAAATAAAATAATTAATCCAAGACATCGACCTGTTGCACCAACGTCTTTACCAAGACCTATACCAAAAAGAGTAGCAAAATGGACTGGTAATATTGGGTCATTTGCCCAACATACGAAATCAAAAAAAGGAAGGTGGAATTATGGAATTTAAATAAAAAATTGAAAACTTTTTATTCTTAATAAAGGTATATAACAATCCAAAAATGACTATGAGAAATACCAAAAAAGAACTAATTGAATACATTTCCAAATTAGAAAATCCAAATACCAAAAAAGAACTATTGCAAACGCAACAAGACATCAAAAAAGAAATAAAACTAATTGAATACATTTCCAAATTAGAAAATGGTATTGATTATTTAAATAATCAGAATGAAAGAAATGGGAAAATATTTGAGAATTTAAAAGAAGAAAATGCGGGATTAAAACAAGAAAATTATTTATTACATAATGAAATTAATACAGATGGTAGAGCAAAATATATTTTAGATTTAGAAAAAGAAAATGCGGGATATTATGAAATGTTGAAAGAAAATGAAAAAGAAATGAAAAAAATGGAAGAATTATTCAATTAAATTGAAGTAAAATAATGGTATCTTAATTAGAGATATAAACACACACAAAAACATATATAATGACTACTTTCACATGCAATAACCCATTAGAGAAATACGAAGAAGAAGCATTTAATTTAATTGAATCTTGTCCTCCTAAAGCAAAAAAATATCTTGAACATTTAATGACGGAAAATCTCGAATTAAAGAAAGAATTGAAGAAACAACAACATCATAATATGCAACAACAACACCAACACGCTATTCACGAGTATGGGTTTAATTTGTTAAAAGATACTCTTCGTCCAAAAGTGAAAGAAATAAAGAAATTAAAGTTTGTGATTTGCAGACAAAGTAAAGAAATAAAAGAATTAAAAGAAAAAAAATAAAAATATAAATATATACTATAAAATGCCGGAAGGAATTGGAACTTATGGAAAAAAACGAGGAAGACCAAAAAAAGAAACAATTGTTTTAAAAAAATCAAAAGGAGCAAAAGAAACTGGAAAAATCACATTTAAGGAGGGAACTTTAAGAAAACAATTAAAAATGAAAAAAGGTGAAAAATTTACAAAAGGAGAATTAACAAAAATAAAAAAAGTAGATGTTGGGAAAACTTTTTCTTTTCATAATAGAAAATATAAAATGACGAAATTATTAAAATCGAGAGTGTCGCTTGGTTTAACTCTCATGGGATTTAAATAAAAAATTGATTTGTTTTTAACCTTAATAAAGTAAGGTATATAACAATCAAAAACAATCAAAATGCCTACTATCGCAACCCAAACTGACTTTGAAATCTTGAATATGACTGGTGATGTTAGTGTTAAAAGAAATAAAATGACTAATTTAAATAATAAAGATAAGCGTGCTTGGTTAAGAGAGCGCTTTGGTAATGACTGGTATAAATGGAATAAAAAATCCCGGGTGGAAAACTGGAAAAAGATGGGGCATTTAGCACCACTTACTTTAAAACAACAATTTAGAGAACAAACTCGTATTGGAGAATGTCCCGGTTGTAAATGCATATGTGAAGAATGCGAACGATTGATGCTATAAATTATTAACAAAGCATATAGGACTACGTTTCCATATATATATAATAATGCCCAAAAAGAAAACAAAACAAAAAAAGAAAATAAAAACTCAAGAAATAAAATATTTCTTGAATTTAATAAATAATTTTAAAAGACCTGAACAATATACGAAAGTAGAACGATTTTTTAAAAACTACTAAATCAATTAAATCTGCATATAAATTTACCATCACTACTCATTTCATAATCGATTTCTTTTTTAATTTTTTCATTAACATTTTTAGTTCTATCACTTTTACCTTTTCTGTTTGATTTTTTTACAACAATTTTAGGCAAATCATTTTTTAATTTAAAATAATAATCAAAAAATGTATCCTGATTGCTCATGGTAGTCATTTTATAGAATACATTTTTATTATAAGCAAGGGTAGATGATACCTCATAATCATATTCAAGATTATCTTTGCCCACAATATGCCGTTTTTTATCTTTATAATAATAGAATCTTGTCCAATTTTTTTGGTTCTGATGTTTATGATTATATTTTGCAACAACTTCTTTTGGACAAAAAACTTTAAAATCAGTTAGCACTTGGTTTTCATAGTCATTCATTTTATATATTAGAGAGAATTTAATAAAATTAAAATACCCGTATTATATAAATGGCGACAAATGATTTAACAATATTACCCGTTATTCCAGAAGAAAACGAAATGAAACCGCAAAAAGAATTACACCCTAACATTCCAAATGTTTATAAGGGTCAATTATTAGCATTGGTCGGAGGAGTTCGCATGGGTAAGGGCACGTTGTGGAACAATTTTCTCCATAACCCCAATTTTTACGGGGGAGATGATGAAAAAAAGAATTTCTTTTCATCGGTTTCTGTGATTTCGCCCACAATCTGGAATGACTCGACTTCAAGATTTACTGCTAAAAAGTGGAAAGATACTTGTTATGATAGATATGATGATAAAATTATTACCGATTTAATTAGTATGCAAATGCAAAAAAAAGAAGATGGAGATAGTGATACTTCATATGCTTTAATTGTTGATGATTGTTATGGAGAATTTAATCGTCACGGCAGAAATGGTGGTGCTGTATTGAGATTATGTTCTCGTTTTCGACATTTCGTAAATAAAGGAGATTCCTGCTTATACTTATACTCTACGCAAAAATATTTAGATTTAGTGCCTATTATTAGAGCAAATTGCACAGGATTATTAGTATCAGGAATGATAAAGAATAAGAAAGAATTAGAATCTTTAAAATATGATTTGGACGACACATTTGGCGGACAATTCGATACTATTATGGAGAATGCAAGGAAAGAACCATATTCATGGATATATTTTCGTTTAGATAGCACACCTCCGGAAGCATTTTTAAATTTTACGGAAAAGGTTTTTTAAATTTATTATATTAGTCAATATATAAATGAGTATTACTGGTTTTGACGATGCGATTCGAGATAATGTGCAAAGTTATTCAAACAATTTAGATGCTTTAAGAGCAAATGGTATTAGACAAAGAAATAATGCATTAGCAGGTATTCAAGCAGAAGTGGAGAAGTATGGTGAAATGGCGAAATTGGGTCTTGAAATTCCAGTTGCTGTAGAAGGTTTAAAAGCAGTTGGAAAACGAGCAGGAGATTTAGTAAATTTTGTTAAGGGAGCACCAGGAAAATTACGAGATGCAAAAGGAGCAATAAAAACAGCACTTAATCAAGGGCAAGATGCTGTATCAAGTGTAAGACAAAAATTAGGAGGTGCAAGAGATACACTTAATGATGCATTTAATGAACAATCAGATAGATTGGATAATTTAAGAACCGGTGAAACAAAATTTGCTGGTGAAACAAAAGAAGGTGATGCAATGAGTAGATTTAACCCTATGCAAAAAATTAAAGAACAAGCGATAAAATCAAAAACAGGGGTAGATGGAGAAGAAATGAGAAGACCAAGAGTAAGTGCTGATGATTTGGGAGATAACCCAGACCCGTATGGACGAGATGCTCCGGGGGGAGATGATAATGTAACAGGAGAACCTACAGCAACAAGACCAGTAAATCCGTCTTCCAATCCAAGATTTGAAGATGTAGATGAAAATGGACTTCCAAACGCTACAGAAAAATTAGGAACTGGAGAACCATCATTATTCGATGCACATGAAGAACCAAGATTTTCAACAACAAGACCTTTAGATGCTGGTTTCGAAAATGATAGAACCGGTATTGGAAATATGGGTCTTGAAGAAAGATTTAAAAGAACAAGACCACAACCTTATACAGAACCTGAAGGTAAATTTGCTGGAGAAACAAAAGAAATGACTGATTTTAAAAAACCTACATCAGGTCCAGGAGAAGGAGATTATCAAGATATAGGAGAAGATAGAGGGACAATATCACAATATGCTCCACCAGATGTTCCAAAAACAATATCCAATGAAGGTGCAAGTGGTATTTCAACAGCAGAAGAAGAAGGAGGTAGTGGATTGGGAGATGCATTAGGTGATGGTGAAATGGGTATAGGTGATGCTCTTTTAGCAAGTGGTATATTTGCCCCATTAGGTGCATTATTAGAAGGATTGGGGGCAATCACAGAAGTTGCAAGTGTTGGAGCAGGTGCATACGGAGCAGTTCAATCGTTTAGCGAAGCAGGAGTAGAAGAAACTTTAAGAAAAAAGGCATTACCCCAAGTTTCACAACCCACACTTGATTTAGGAGGAAGAGTAGTTGCTCCATTAGAAGCATAACAAAATATTTATTTAAAAATTAAAATAAATATTTTTTATATTAGTATTATATAAATGAGTGTTCCAACATTAAGTAAATCTATTTTAACAGACAGAAATAGCGTATATGAAGCACAAGATACAATCGATATTTTTATTTCACCAGAAGAAGTCCCTCTTTTAAATGCAAGTCAAGGTTCATATCTTAAATTTTTATTGAAAGTAAAAGACGATGGTAGCACAAATTGTCTTGCACAACCAGACCCCATGGGAGCGGGGTCCAGTATATTATCAACCATCTCCATATATGATGGTGCTAATTCCCAACTTTTGGAGCAACTTGAAGATGTAGGAACTTGGACTGCTATGTATTACCATTATACAAAAACGCAAGGTTTAGAAAATATGAGAACTTTGATGGAAGGAATGTCCCCAGTTGTTGGTCGTTCTTTAAAATCGCAATATTTTACCCATGACCCTATCGAAGGAACTACCTACAAGGAAGTAGAGTGTGTAGTCCCATTATATATGTCGGGATTGCTGGGACAGGGGGCAAAATTACTCCCAGTGGTCGCACTTTCTGGGTTGCGTATCCGTATTCAATTAGAAAAAAAAGATAAAGCATTGAGAGCATTAACGCAGGTAGGTTATTCATCGACAGGTGCAACATATACTGGTATCCGTCAAATTTCCGGTCTTTCTGTTGCTGGTTCTCAAGACCCACAAACATTCGCAAACGCTGTTGCAGTTCCAATAGGTGCTACTACATCTATTGATTTAAATACTCAAACTACAGATGTTGCCCCAGCACCCGCAACAGATACAATTCAAGCAATAGGTGATTTTAGTAACATTGCATACCAAGTTGGACAAGATTTATGGGCAGAACAGACCGCACCGGCAGTTCCTGTTAATTTAGGAACAATTACCGCAGTATCATCAGTAGGTGGTAGATGTAGATATACTTTTGCCTCTGTAACAACTACAGCAATTATTGCAGTAGGTGCGAAAGTTTGGGTCGATGCTAATAGTTTAAAAGCAGGTTTTCAAATGTCTAATGTAGAATTTGTTTGTTCTGTAGTTCAAGCATCGGGTGCTACTATGAATGGTCTTATGAAACAGGTTAGTAGCGGTGGAGGTGTAAGAATCGATTATCCATCGTATAATTTATATCGTCAAAATCTACAAGCAGGAATTCCTCGAAGTGAATTATTAATCCCAGCAAATGAACAAAGAGCATGTTCTTTAGTTGCAGAACCTATGAGGTCAGTAAATCGCATTTATGAAGACACTCTCCGTCCAGTAGGCGATTCGCTTGACTCCTATATTTTCAATATCGCTAACCGACTAACTCCAAATCGTAGGGTAGATACAAAAAAAGTTGCCTCTACATTAGCACCGCAACGCTTAAGTTGGGACGCTATTCATCTGCATGAAACGGAAAAAGCAATCAGTCGTTTAGATGTTAGTGCAAGAAATCTTTGTGAAAATGCTCGTTGTGTAGTTGTTCCAAGGCAGTTAGCAAAAGATGGACATTCATTCAATGCTAATGTTAATGAAATTAGATTAAATTTGGAATATGGTAGTGCTCCTGGAGAGAACGTAATTAATAAATTAATGAATACATGGTTATATCATATTAGAACTTGTATTATCACACCCGGTTCTGTAGCAGTAGAATTTTAAATTGAATTTATATATAAATAAATACTATATATAAATGATGAAAAGTATTAAACAACAACAGCAAAATGTCGATTATTATCGATTTCAGAAGAAACCTAAAAGAAATTGTTGCGATTGGACTAAATTTTTCCAATTCTTTTCTTGTATATCTACAAGATGAATGAAAAATATGACGAAATTAAAAATACAATTAGACATTTAGACATAGGTTTAGAATTAATCTCTCCAAATATAATTTTAGAATGGGAAAAGAAATATGATACTCAAGCAGATACAACTAATTTTGCAATGTTAATAATGGATTGTTTTCCAGAACCAATAAAATTCTTAAAAAATATCGATACTCCTGGAATTAGAATTAGTGAAAAATAATATAACATGAATATATGATTAATAGATGGAAATCAATACCAAAAGAATTATACGACAAGATTATGTTATACCAACCAATAGAAAGTCCTGCTATGATAGCGTGGGATTTAGCAACAATCAGATTAGTAAGCACTAATGAATTACAATGTAAAATAAATGGAGAAATTAAAATAAATGATGACCCAATGGAAATATTCGATGGAATTGACCCAGAAGAATTAACAGGAACAGATGCAGAGTATTATTTATTTTTATTGAATGATACAGAATAAAATTTAAAAATTGGAGAGATTTATTATAATTTATTTTATTTAGTTAATACAAAGATGTCCAATATATCCGCAGTTCGTAAATTTGAAATCGCACCAGACAATCAAACCTCGGGAAACGACACCTACTCGTATAGGTCAGGTAATCCCATATTATCCTTTTCGATTGCTCCACAGGAATATTACGTTCGAAGCAAGAATTTAAAATTATGCTTTGATATAGAATTAAAAGATAGTGCCGGTAATCAACCAAATAATAATGACCAAACTGGAGCAGGAGAAATCGAAGTTCGCTTGAACAATCGAGTAGGGGTGGCGTCGCTATTTTCGCAACTGGAAATCAATAATGCTATGAATCAAAATTTAGAAACCATTAGACACTATGGTCGCCTTTTAGGTAGTTTATTACCTGCTGGGAGCGGGTGGAATGAATACACGACATATTTGAGTAATGAATTTGGAGTATCCGCAAACGAACAAGTTCAAGGACGTTATAATAATCGTAAGATGAGTGTAGCAATGCCTTTGATGGCGGGTATTTTCTTACAAGGAGCAGATATTCCTTTGTCGATGAATAACGGAATTGGTGGTTTAAATTTAAAATTTTCACTCCAATCGAGTATTCAAGCATTATATGGAGGAACTGCTACAACACCTAATAGTTACTATGAAATTAGTAATGTTTCATTAATGGGAGAATATGCTATGCCCAAAGGTGGAGCACTTCCAAATATTACATCTTATCCATTTTCAGGATTTAGTTCTTTTTACTCTGTTCTTAACAATAATGACCAAACACAGCAAATTAATCCTGCACTTTCTGCAGTTGTTTCGACATTTACGAATTTCTTGCCTACACCTCATATTGCAAATTATGGACAAGACGCCATGAGAACAACTCCTCTATTAAATCGTTCCCAACCAATAGTAAATCCAGAAATTTATGATTTAGTTGCACCAATCCAAAAAATCAGTTTTCTTCGAGGAGGAATCCTCTTTCCACTTCAGTTCCAAATTGATGAGAACGAAGTAATCGACACAGATACATCAGTAGCAGACCAATATGCAAAATCTTCGTATGATGCCCAGCGTCAATATTACTATGCTATGGCGATTAGACCTCGAACATCGAGTGCAACAGACCAATTAGCAGGTCAAAACACTGAAAATTTACCAACAGCAAATGGTGATGAACAGCATGAATGTGTAACCGGTTTAGATATTAATACAACGGAAAATGGTTTCCAAAATGTTTATGGTATTGGTATGCGAGTTGGCGATATGCTTGGAGTTGGTAATACGGCAAATTTCAAACAACAATCATTCGCCACGAGAATCATTTCAAAATTGGACGGGTCCAGTCCTATGAGTAGTTACACATTCTTTCTTTACAGGTCGGTTATAAACTATGATGATAGAGGCATGGTTTCCATCGTCAATTAGTTAAATAGATACCCTGTATTTAAAAATAATATTAAATATTAATATATTTTAGTATTATATAAATGGTAAAAAGTGATTTAGCACAAATGGTAGGAATTTCTCAAGCAGAGAGTCAATCTCAAAGAGTGGAAACTCGATTAATCGAACCACGCTCTTTTAGTCAATCTCAATGCACTTTTGAACTTCCACAAGAAGGTATTTTATCTGACGATATTGCCCTTCAATTACAACTTACTACAAGTGGAACAGATAATAATGTAAGAAATGATTTGCCTTTAATGGCGGGTATTTTAGGTTGTTTGGATAGAGTGGAAATGTTTTTTGGAACAACATTAATTAATTCAGTTGAAAATTGCCCTCATTTAATGCAAATGAAAAATTGTCTTATTGACCAAGATATTCGGGACCAAACTCATAATGTTTATTTAGGGTCATTTAGTGGAATGAAAACTCGCAAAGGAACTGGTGCAAATGCATGGGGTAAAATGGCGTTAAATTCATTAGATACAATAACAACTGCAGGAACTAAAGCAAGTCAAGGAATTAAAGGTCTTGTTCAAACTACTGCAACTGAAACTAATAGATTAGACCAATTTAGAACTAAAGCAACAGAAGCAGAGTCGCCTTTCTGGACAATAAAACTTAAAGAAATTTTCCCAGTTTTAAGTCAAATCCCTCTTCCACTTTTTGCTTTGAAAGAAAGAGTTAGATTTGTTTTCCATTTCTCTCAAGATTTGGCGGGTAATCGATGTGTTACTGGTGATACATCTGCGGGAGGTGGTGCTGTGCCTTTTACAACCGGCAATACTATTATCCAATCATCATGTAAATTATCAACAGATTTAATTTATTACGAAGACCAAGTTGGTGTCCCATCACCTATGTTGAGAATTCAGCAAGAATTGGAAAAAGGCGTATCTCTTGTAATGACGGATTATATTAATGTTATATCTACATTACCAGCAAAAGCAGTAGCAGTAGGTCAAAGTGCAGAACAACCTTTATCCGTTCTTCTTGCTTTAGACCATCAAATTGTTCGTAATATTTTAATCGCAACACCAACATCTCCTAATTTTGGAGCAGTCCCAACGGCACCAGCAAATGCACTTTTAGGAAATTATTTAAGTAAAGCATCGAATGTTGGAACTACTCTCCAAATTGGAATTAATAATGAAAATATATTCCCATCGGCATTAAATACTACATCAAAATTATATAATGAATTTTCTCAAATCGAAGATGTCCCCCTTAAAGTAAATAGAGGTCTTTTTAGTGCTGATGGTCAAACATCAGGTGCAGGTGGTTTTTTGTTAGATGCAAATCAAAGAGCATTCGATGATACTTATTTTATGCATGGAATTCCACAAAGTGAATTAAATTTTTCTTTAAATTATATTGGTGTAAATCTTTCAAAAGATGCTGGTATGAATTATGTTGGTAATGGAACACAAATTGGAAGACAACCTGTAATTGTAACCATCAATAGAACACGCTCACCAGAAGATGTTGGTCAATTACGAGTGCTTATATGGGCAGAGGTTGAGCGAATGATGATGATTAAATCGGGTAACATTTTCATGTCTGGACAATAATTCTCTCCAAAAAGATATTTAGACCATAGTTTTAATATAATAATAATAATATACTATTATACTAAATGACTACTTTTCAAGGAACAGAAACATATCTAATCGAGTGTTCCCGAGAGAATTCGGCGATTAATATAAATGATGATGATGATACAAATGGGAGTTGGAGCAATGAAACGGATTTTAATATTAAGACCGGTGACCGCATCAGTGTCGAATTAGTGGTTGCAAACATTCGGGGCAGTGGGACATCTGCTCCAACTATAGAATTTAGCGGACAAGATGTTGTAGTAAATGGTCAAACAAAAGGTTATTGTGATACAAAAGTATTATTAGAAGTATTTTTTTACATGAATAACAATAATACTTATTCTGTAGGACTTCCATTAATACACCCTTACGGAGGAATAAATGGTTCAGGAACTTCTGGACAATATCATAATTTAGTAACACCTACAAATTTATGTTCAAGAATACCTGCAAACCAAGTTACCAATCAGATAAATAATTATAGAGAAATAAATATGGGAAATGGATATATATACCCACAAGCATTAGGTTGGAATGCGGAATGGGAAACACTTGGGGCAAGAGCATATTTTAGTTCGAGATTATATGCACCGGGAGTAGCAAATGCAGACCCTGCAGGATTTGCCTATGGAATTTACCAATTTGAAATAGAAAATCCACCCGGAACTTTTAATTGGTCAAGTCCAGATGTTCCCTTTGCACAAGGAGCACTGGGTAGAGTAAGTGCAATAAGAATACAACCATATAATATTTACAATCAAGTTACACCACCTACTTTCATACCAAATTTACACACTGATTATGATAATGGAATATTGGG